CATGAAAGCAACTAAATTGATTAGAGATAAAGGACTGCAATACGCGAAAGAAATCGTTGATTCAGCCCCTTCTAATGCAACTGAGTGGAATGAAGGTTTCGAGTTCCAATGTGGTCAAAGTGTAGAGATTAGCAAGGCTGACCGAGAAAAATATTTTGTAGACCTTTCTGAACTCAAGCGTCTGGTGAAGTCAGTTGAAATTATTAATCAGGCTGGTGGTTATGAGGTTGTAAAAACTGCCATTTCTAACTATCGAGCTTCTGGTGACATGGTCACATTCTCAAGTTTAGAAAAGCGTTTGAAAGACCACGAATCAATATACGGAGGCGGGGATGCTTAAAACTGCACTTATTTCGCTACTCATTGTCTATTCAGTAAGCATTACGGTCTTATTCTTCATGATGCGTGAAGAACTTCATAAGCATATTCAAAGCAAGGCTGATGAGAAAACTAAGACCAAATATGACTGGTCGAAAATTCCGGATGATGTGAATTGGGTAGCGACAAATGAAAATGGATTTGCATGGGGGTATGAGGGCAAGCCTTTGAGTGGATGGCTACATACGGGGTTTTGGTATCTCGGCGGCAATAAAGGACTCATATATTGGCCTGATGAAAATCCATATAAGGGCGAATGGCAAGAATCGTTGGAAAAGAGACCAGAAGTAAAAGGAGCCAGCCATGAGTGAGTTTAAAGTCGGGGATAAGGCTCTTTTCCCAGTGAAACTTGGCAACACTACTGAATGGAATGAAGGACGAATTACAGCTTATAGGTCAGATATTAATAAATTTGATCTGTGTGGCACGCGTCATTGGGGTTGGTATTTTTCGCATGAGCTTAGGCCTGTAACTGAAGTCTTAGACAAACCAGAAAACCACATCAGCCTAATGTGTGAGGTGAAAGATGTTTGATAAGAACTTCAAAATTAAAGTGTCAGGCAACTGGTGTGAATATCAACCAAACAAACATATTGATCTGAGAGAAATCATTAGCTTTGAGTGCTGGGCGGATCAGTTAGGAAATCCTTATCGATTCCATTTAAAGAATGGCAGCTACCACTACATTGAGCGTTATGAAGTCGGTAAGCAAATTGAAAATGTTCTCAAAGAACAGCAAGCGAAAGTGGAGGGGCTGCAAAAACAATTAAATGAATACATATTTGTAGCGGAAACGCTTGATGAAATGTATGTGAAAGAGGTTAAGAGCAGTGATGAGCTGCAAAAGCGGTTTGTTGCTTTAGAACTAAAGCTTAGAGAGATTGCCAATATCGCTATGAGAGCAAGACGGGGTGAATACTGGACAGAGTCAGGAAGAAACGCAGGATTAAACATTGCAGCGCAGATAGAGCAAGCGCTCAAGGGGGAAGGATGAAAAGAGGAACAGATTGGCAATTCTTAATGATGATTTTAGCTGGTGTGTGTATTTTCATTCTTCTGGTGAGGGCGTGACCAATGACCGCATTCAAAGAGGCTCAAATCATCATCGGCATTGATCCTGACTTGGAAAAGTCGGGAGTTGCCATATTAGGCAGTGATCTTCAACTGAAAAATCTGACTTTTCCTGAAACTGTTGAGCTATTCAGAAATGAACAGGACAGCATTAAGAAGGTTGTGATTCGAACCCTTAAAGCTATAGAGCAAGTGCTCAAAGGTGGTGCTTGATGTCATCAATGAGCCTTGCTGATTACCGCGCAACATGTCCGAAAGCTCAAAAAGTAAAAAAGGGTCGAAACAAGTTTAATGCATCGAAAATTAAATTGGATGGAATGACTTTTGACAGTACTAAAGAATACAAACGGTATATCGAGCTAAAGGCTCTACAACAACGAGGTGAAATTAAAGAATTGCAGCATCACACAAAATTTGAATTAGCACCCAAGACAAAATTAGAAGGGGAGAAACGAGCTAAACCAGCACTTAGATATTTTGCCGATTTCACTTATTTCACGACAGCAGGTGAATACGTTGTTGAAGATGTGAAGTCTATAGCTACACGCAAGCTACCGAGTTACCGAAATAAAAAACACCTGATGAAAACAGTTCACAATATTGATGTGAGGGAAGTTTAAACATGAATGCAAAAGTTAATAACAAGACAATGGATTGGTCTAAACGTTCTGCTCATCAATGGTTGGAACAATATGGTCTATGGGTAAGATCAACAAAATTTAAAGTTTCTGCTAATCCTTTAGCATGTCTAATTGATCAAAATGACACAACTAGAATTAGATCAAGTAAGGTCTCTATGCCATGCGAAATTGAAGATTATGAGGCAGTTGAAGTAAGCAAACTCTTGGCTAAAATGCATAACGATAATAGGGAGTTTTTACAAGAAAGGGCTTGGTTATTGATTTTAAAGTATGAAAATGATTGGTCATACCGCACTATTGCCAATACTCATGGGGTTGGGAAAGATACAGTCCGCAAAGAAATTGATAAAGGGCTGGCTTATTTGGATGGAAAGATTGAAGCATTAGCTGGGTTTGACAATGAGAAAAAATCACGTTAATTTAAATATGCACCCGCAAAATCGGGTGTTTGGATTGGTCTCCAAAAGTTTCTCAAGGTCGAAAGACCGCATTTAGCGGTTTTATTTTGCCTATAATTTTCTACACTCTGTGGAAAATGCCCTGTTATGGTGGGTTAGGCGGAAGTGCTTCGGCACGCTAGACCCTTGAGACTAGTAAGACCAATTCCGTTTAACCTGCCACCCTAATTGATTGGTCTCAATTTTGGTGGTGAAAATCCCTATCTCAAGGAGTATTCACCATGAATGCAATTTCTAATTTTACTTTTCATAATGATTATAATGTTCGCGTTCAGTTAATTGATGCTGAGCCGTGGTTTTGTCTTGCTGATGTCTGCTGTGTTTTATCAGTTGATCGTACTTCTCGTTTATTACGTGATTTGGATGAAAAGGGGTTGGCAGATTGCCACACCCCTACAAATGGTGGAAATCAAAAGATTAAATTTGTTAATGAGCCAAATCTTTATCGGATCATCTTTCGTTCAAATAAACCAGAAGCAAAACAATTCCAAGATTGGGTATTTAACGAAGTTTTGCCAACCATCCGCAAAACAGGCAAATACGAAGCACCAAAACCCGTTGAGAAACGTAATTACCTTAACAATAGTGACATGAACAATATTAAACGTTTGATATGGACATGCGCTGATCATTTCGGTCACAAAGGATCCTTTAATCAAGCAATTTGGGCTTGTTTGCGAGATGTGACTGGTGTGCCTAGTCCAGCAAAGTTTGAAGTGGAGCACTTGCCAGTGTTGGCGGAGGAATTTAAACGTATTTTAAATATTGTTCAGCCGTTTCTTGATATGCAGTATGAATGCCAGACTCTTTTAATTAAAAGGGTGATTCGTGGGCGTGCCGATCATACGGTATTGCAAGCTTTACTAGATAATATGCGTAATGCTGCCAATCAATCTGATAATCAGTTCAAGGAAGCATTACAAAAGCAGTTGCCTGCAATGTTTAATCAGGAGTGTTTGAATTTGATTAATCGCAGACCTAATCACTATGACCACTATGAATACAATGAACGATTGATTTGATTTATGCTTGACTGTCTACCACACTTTGTATAAATTTGTGATATGGTGGGATGAAGTTATAAGCGTTGCACCAAAATTTTTTAAAAGCTCGCCAAATGGTGGGCTTTTTTGTTGTCTAATATCTATTGAATACAATAGATATAATTTACTATTGAGAATTTAAGTATATGATAATTAATAATATTTGATAAAAATGATGTTGCTTGGTATTATGGTCAATTATTAACCTTGAAGAGTGGTAGAAGTATGTCCTACGAGAAGAAAACTGGATATGAGTTAAAGTTCTTTAATGAGCAGGACTTTGAGATTATATGCTTGGACTATAATTATACTAATAGTGTGAGACGAGAACTTGAAGAAGTTGAATTTGTATCCAATATTGCTTCTGTAGATGGAAGTGATGTGCTTCATCTTCAAAAGATACTTGGCAAAACAAACTGCAAGGAAAATTTAATTTCTTTACTGGACAATTGGTTTGCTCAACAAGGTACATGTGAAGTGAAAACCTATTCCGATTTTGATTAAGTGTGATCATCAAAATACCTCCTTCGGGAGGTTTTTTTCATGTAATATTCCAGACTAATTAAAAAATGTAAAGATAATGAATATTTGTGTTGGTAGTGAACTTCAATGGGCAAGTGATAGAAAGAGGGGCGTTAAGAAGAAAGATGTATATAAATATTATAAAACTCATTAATTTTATAATAAATTCAAAAACTTACTTAAAATCAGGGTAACCGAATTTAAACAATCTTTACCTAGGCGAAGGATTTAGTAACTCAAATAAACATTATTTTAGACGGATAATTATAAAAAACGGAGTACAAATGTCATGAATGAGAATGTAGAGCTAATAAAGTACATTGATGTAGCTGAGACAGTTTACGAACGGGTATATGAAAATAATAAAATCTCAAATAATTTGATTGTTAATCTAAATCGCATTATGGCTGAGATAAAGAATCAAGCTGAAGAACAAAGGCTCAAATTAAAGTACAGCTCAATAGACTTTGAATATTGTTTACGTTTGCCCTTAGCTGATCGCGAGATAAAAGTAGATTTAAGTATTTTACCTCATTTTGAAGATCGTGAAGAAAGTATTTTGTGGTTAACTAACTTTATTGGAAAAATTTGTGAGCCCAGAAAGATGCAGAGACAGAAAAAAATCTTCATTAAGTACATGTGAATTTTAGATGAACCGCCCTTAAAGCGGTTTTTTATTGCTAGTAGAATATTTAAGGTATCTTTTCTAATAGGCACACACTATTAAAGTGTCTTTTATTTATTTTTTAGATTGAAAAGATTGCTATTTAAGTAATTTAAATATACAAATCTTTATTGATTGAACGTAGTTGTTATACAGGATATCTATAAGGATTTTAAAATGACAATTATAACATTGCTTGATGTTGAGACGAAGAAGAAGGTGATAGTTCGGTCTAGAATAGACCCAATAGCAAGAATAGACAAAAAGGAGAATATACAAATTATTCAACTTCATAAGTGGTTATATGATGAATCAGGTGATTTTTGTGAGGAAGGGGGTTACGGGACTCTCAATATTGCAAAAGTTGGAAGGTATATAAGTTAGTAGTATGTGACTATTAAAATTGAAAGTAATTAATTTTTAATTATTAGGTTGTACTGATCCAATGTTTGCTAGAAATAAAAAGAATAGTTCATTAGTAGCAAGGATAGTAATGATTTTGGGATAATTGGAAGGATTGCATTTATAGTTGCTTTTGGCCAAGTTGAAACCCGAAATGAATATCTTGAGATCATCAATGTTTGGTCAACAAAAATGATAGTTATAGGCTGCTTAATTATTCTGAATGGCTTTGGTTTAGGATACTTAATTCTCAAGATTAGTTGTATTTTAAGGAATCAAGAATTTCTATTAAATGAAAAGAAATAAAAGTATAGAAAAGATATTATTTTTATTGGTTCAATTGACCTTTAATTTGCCGGGTAGATAGATTGCGGCACAACAAGCCCTGCTAAATATCTAATTTTGGCAGGGCATTTTTTTAGAAGTAGGCTAATTAATTCTCATTTTTTGAGTATTTAGGCTGAATTTGATCCAAGCTATCCTCTGGGTTCTTTTCGCGTGTATGTGATACTTGAGTATTTTCAATATGGATAATTCGGTTATGCTCAACATCTTTTAAATGCTCCGGCGCCAATTCCGGATATGATTTGTAAAAATGCATTTTTAAATTTAGAGCATGATCAAGTAGAAAAGCGGATTCAATACTATAGTATTGATCATTATCAAAAAATTCATAAGTTGACTCTAATAATTCTTTTATTGAGTCATCGAGATTTTTAAGTTTTTCATTTAAAACGTTTAAGTCATTTGCTGATGGTTGTTTTTTCATTTCCTATCTCGCATTAAAAGGGTTAAATATGGAAGTTGATGACTACACTTATTTAACTAATAAAAAGCTTTATAAGAAAAAAGCACGTAATAAAGCTTTACCTAAGGCTACTGAAAAGTATCTAAAAGCTGAAGAAGAATTTACTGAAGCTTTAGATAATCTGGAAATTAAATACGAAAAGAAATTCCAGTTTAAATCAACAAAGCATTGGCGTTTTGATTTTCATTTAATTGAACATCGTATTTTAGTTGAAATTGCTGGTGGACCTTGGTCTGGTGGACGAAAGGGCAAGCTGGCAACAAAGGCGTGGAGTATGGACCGTTACGATGTTGCTGAATCAATGGGATATACCGTTGTTCGGCTAGAGGCAGCACCAAGATTTAAGATTAATGAATCTGGTCCATTACAGATCCAAGCTCATTTCGCAAGCCAATGGCTTAAAAATTTAAAGAGGCAAATATTTAATGGATCAGATCAGACCATTTCCTCCAACTGATTTTATGGATCAAGCAGATGAAGAAGAAGCAATTAGACTAACACCAGCACCAGATCTAAAAAAATGGGTTGTTGCTAATTACTTAACTATTGGTGGACCTCTTTATAATCCCGATCATGATCACATAGCTGAGCTGCTTCACGATAATGAAGAATTTTTAGCATTTGCTTGGGCCTCTTCTGCATATAAAAGCAAGCAGGCGATGGTGCTGGGGCAGTGCGAAAAAGTCATGTTCAATGTTGGTGGATGGCGTAAGGCCAGACAAGAGCAACAGATGCGAGACTGGTTCGGCTTTGTGCCAACATACTTAATAACTGTCGACGCTTCTTTCTGTGAGCGTGCAAACGATACAGAGTTCTGTTACTTACTTGAACATGAGCTTTACCACATTGGAGTGATGAGAGACGAGGACGGAGAAATTGTTTATAGCGATAGTTCTGGTCTTCCTAAGCACTATCTTGCAGGTCATGACGTTGAAGAGTTTATTGGCGTAGTTAAACGTTATGGACCAAGCAAAAATGTTAAGCGACTTATTGAAGTCGCAAAAAATCCGCCGTTTGTTTCGAATCTTGATATTTCAAAATGCTGCGGAAACTGTGTAATCAATTGAGCCAAATGGCTCTTTTTTTTGCCCATTTTGTTATACGTAGTTATACGATGAGGAAGTTATGGCGACACTAAAAGAGCCTGTGAAAATCTTTATAGTTCAGTCTCTTGCTTGTCGTGATACACCTCAAGAAGTGGCTGAACTCGTAAAACAAGAATTTGGCGTTGATATAGATCGTGTTCAAGTTGCAACTTATGACCCTACAAAGGTTGCTGGTAAGAACTTAAGCAAAAAGTATGTCGAACTATTTGAAAAAACCAGAGATGAGTTTGATAAAGGCTTAATTGATATTCCTATTGCCAATAAGTACTACCGATTGAAGCAATACCAAAGACAACTTGAGAAGACTAGAAACGTCAAAACAGCCTTAAAAATTCTTGAGCAAGCCGCTAAAGACATTGGTGGTCAATTTACTAA